GTAAATCTGGTGGTGGATTCAAGATTACAAACTGGAGGAAGGTGAAGTCAGGGTATGACCAAGAATTTACCTTACCGAAAGGAACATCTGCTGCTCCTATTAAACAAGTAAAAGTAACGACAGAAGTACAAAGAGTTAAAGCTCAAATAGCAAAAGATAAAGTTACTCCTAAAAATATTCAACCTAAAGGAAAGGTTGTAGGAAAGGTAAGACAGAACTGGGGTGAATGGAAACCAGTACATCAAAAAGTAAAAAAACCTTGGGATTTAACTTTAAAAGATTTGCAAAAGAAATCCATTGTAAAAGGCAATAGTGGGGATGCTGCAAGAATAGCAAAATGGAAAAAATATATTCGAGGTGAATAATGGCTAAGAAAAAAAAGAATCCTTATGCAAAAGAATTAATGACAAGTGGTAAGTATAAACAGAAAAAGAAACCTTCCAAAAAAAATTATGACAGAAAAAAGTCCAAATCCAAATATTGATGTTGCTTCTGTCATACAGCATCTCAATAATTTAAAAGACCAGATAGGTAATATTACTCTCCATATTGAATGGAAGAATGGTACTCAAGGGGTATATGGTAATCCTAAAACTGTAGATGGATATGCTACTGCTAGTATGATGATACAGCAGTATGCCTTGCAATCTCTTAGAGATGAAGGTCTTATAGATGAAGATATTGTTATAAAGCCAACAGTACATTAATGTCATTTACTTTACATACTGGCGATTCCCTTACATATCCTGATATCCTTCTTCTTAGAAAGATAGTAAAGAAAGTTCACTTTAGACATTACCCAAAAGAATTAATGACAGACCATGAAGCTGATAAATATATTTATTCCCTAACACCTAAAATAAAAGAACAACTAATTAAAACTTTCGTAGACGGAAATTTCGAGTATAAGTAAATAATGGTTTCATTCCATTACAAACCTGATGGCGATACCATCAAGAAATTTATGAAGGACACCTCTTTCTTTAGAGGAATACGAGGACCAGTAGGTTCAGGTAAATCAGTTGCTTGTTGCATAGAAATTTTTAGGAGAGCATTACAACAAGAAAAAAATAATGAAGGAATAAGAAAATCAAGATGGGCAGTTATACGAAATACAAATCCACAGCTTAGAACAACAACAATTAAAACATGGCTGGATTGGTTTGATGAAAATAGCTGGGGTCCATTCAACTGGTCAGTTCCTTATACACATAGATTTAAAAAAGGAGATATTGATTTAGAAGTTATCTTCTTAGCATTAGATAGACCAGATGATGTAAAGAAATTATTATCTTTAGAATTAACTGGCGTATGGATTAACGAAGCAAGAGAATTACCTAAAGCTATAGTAGATGCGTGTAGTATGCGTGTTGGTCGTTTCCCTTCTATGAAAGATGGAGGACCATCATGGTTCGGAGTAATAGCAGATACCAATGCTCCTGAAGAAGACCATTGGTGGTCTATCATGTCAGGCGAAGCACATGTACCAGATTATATTTCCCAAGAAGATAGACTAATGTTAATCAAACCTGACAACTGGAATTTTTATATTCAGCCATCAGGAATGAAAGAAGTAAAGAATAAAGAGAATCAATTAATAGGATATGAAAAAAATACTAAGGCAGAAAACTTTAAGAATCTAAATCCTGAATACTATAATAACATTATACGAGGTAAGTCTAAAGGGTGGATAGATGTTTATATAATGAATCGTTTAGGAGCTATCGAAGAAGGTAAATCTGTCTTTAACTCTTTCAACGAAGAAACTCATCTTGCTAAAGAAGATATCCCTTTCTCACCTAAAGCTGCAATATATATTGGAATAGATTTTGGATTAACACCATCTGCTGTTTTTGGTCAACGAATAGGAATGGGTGTATGGCATATAATAAAAGAATTAGTATGTCAGGATATGGGAGCTGTGAAGTTTGCTGAATTACTTAGACAAGAGATGGCAGAATATAGGCAGATAGAATTTAATATATATGGCGACCCAGCAGGAGATTTTAGAAGTCAAACAGATGAATCAACTCCTTTCCAAATATTAAGAGGAGCTGGTATTCAAGCATTTCCAGCTCCATCAAATGATATATCTTTACGACTAGAATCAGTTAATGCTGTTCTAACAAGAATGATAGATGGCAGAAGTTCTTTCCTAGTTTCTCCTAAATGTATTAATATTAAAAAAGGTTTTCAAGGTGGGTATCATTATCGAAGACTACAAGTATCAGGTGATAGGTATGAAGATAAACCTATGAAGAATAGATACTCTCATGTAATGGATGCTCTCCAGTATTTATTGTTGGGAGCTGGTGAAGGTAAATCTATAGTTCAAGGTAGACAACCTATTAAGCCATTTGTTATAGAACGAAATTATGATGTCTTTAAAAGAAAACCTAAAATAAAAAAGAAAAATCTATGGCAAAGAATGAGGAGTGGGTTATAGCTTTTACCAGCAGACCTGAGAAGTCAGCATGGTTTCATTGGTGGACACATAAAGATTTTAAACACGCTTTAGCTTTTAAATATGAACCTGACCATCATCTATGGTTATCATATAACTGGGGAAAGAATGGTGTAGACATTAGAATATTAACTCCTGAACAAATGACAAATGCTTGTTTATATTTTAAAGAAAATCATAATGCTAAGTTTTTAATAGCAGAAGCAAAGGAATTACCTCAATATTATATTATGGAATTAACCTTTACTAATTGCGTAACAGCTATTAGACATTTAGTAGGAATAAGAAAATTAATGATAACTCCATATAGATTGTATTGTGCGTTGAAAAGTATGGGGTGTAGGGAGTATTTAGAAGATTCTAATTAGAAAGGTTAATTATGGGTGCAGTAAAAAAGAAAGTGCAAAAGGTTATGGGCAAAGGTTCATCAACTGATTCAGCATCCCCAGCTCCAGCTCCAGCAGCATCAACTACACCATCACCTGATGGTAATGTTCAAGCATCTGCTTATTCTACTAAAAAAGGAAAGAAATCTTTAATTAAAGGTGGAGGAGGAATGGCTGGTGGAATCGGATATAACCCAAGTGGTGGCGACTTTGCTTTATTCCTAGAAGAATTAATGAAAAGAAAAACATTAGGATAAGTAAATGGCAGAAGATAAATTTGCCTTTATATTAAATAAATATAAAGAAGCACATACTCTTAGAGAAAATTTTGTTCCTAAGTTTGAGGAGTGCTATGAATATACATTACCTCAGCGTGAATCATTTTATTTTGAATCACCAGCTAATAATAGAGCAGACAAAATCTATGATGAAACTGCTGTAGTAGGTGTTCAAGAATTTGCTAGTAGATTACAGTCAGGTATGATTCCAGCATTTGCAAAATGGTTTTCTCTTAAATCAGGTACAGATGTAGAAGATGATGAGCTTATGGCTATAGATGAACAGTTAGAACAAGTAACTGATTATGTTTTCCAAGTAATTAATAATAGTAATTTTAACCAAGAATCACACGAAGCATTCCTTGATTTAGCAATAGGCACAGCTTGTCTATTGGTAAGTGAAGGAGATGAAGCACAACCTATAAAATTTAACGCAGTACCTTTACCACAAATGTTATTACTATCAGGACCTGATGGTAAGATAGATTGGATATTTAGATTAAGAAATATACCTATTCACCAATTACAAATACTATATCCAAATGCAAAACTAGATGATGAAATAATACATATGATGGCTAGGGACCCAAATAAGAAATGTGAAATAATTGAGGCAACCTATAAACATTATGGCGAAGATGAGGAAACATGGCATTATTGTGTTCTTATGAAGAAAATGAAAAAGGTTATCTATGAAGAAGAATTTAAAGGACAAGGTGGAAACCCATGGCTAGTCTTTAGATGGTCTAAAGCATCAGGAGAAGTTTATGGTAGAGGACCTGTATTCAATGGAATATCAGCAATTAAAACTTGTAACCTTGTTATAGAAATGATTTTAGAAAATGCACAGATGGCAATATCAGGTGTATGGCAAATATCAGATGATGGTACAGTTAATCCTGATACAATAAATCTAGTACCTGGCAGTGTAATTCCTGTAGCTCCAAACTCAGATGGACTACAACCATTGAAGATGGCTGGTAATTTTAATGTAGCAGATTTAGTTCTACAAGATATGCGACACAATATTAAGAAAGCATTATATAATGAAATGCTAGGTAGACCTATGGCTAAAACACCAATGTCAGCTAGAGAAGTAGCAGAAAGACAAGCAGATTTACAACGACAAATAGGAGCTGCGTATGGCAGACTTCAAGCAGAATTTATACAACCATTGATTAAACGAGTAGTTTATCTCCTTAAAAAGCAAGGAAGAATACAGCTACCAATTATTGATGGTAGAGAAATAAGAGTTAAACCTGAATCCCCACTATCAAAAGCACAACAGCAACAAGATGTATTAAATGTTGATTCTTTTTTAGAATTAGTTATGGTTCGTTTCGGACCACAGATGTTAAACATGGTAGTTAAATCAGAAGTTGCAGCAGAATATTTAGCTAAGAAATTAGGTGTTCCTCTCGAGATTTTGCGTGAACCTGAAGAAAGAGAAGCTATTGCTAATCAAATTGCTCAGATGGCTCAGCAAGGTCAAAACCCTATGGAAGGTGGAGCTGCTCCTCCCAATCAAGCTCCACCTGAAATGAGTGATGAAATGCCAGTATAATGAAGGAAAAAAAGATAGAAGGAGTTGTCAGTATTGATGGATTTCGTAGAACAGTAGAACAAGAAAGACAATTAAATCAAGAATTTGCTGGATTATTTAAAGATAAATTAGGTGATAAAGTATTAGAATATTTAAAAGCAATAACAATTAATAGTGTATCAGGACCAGAAATATCAAATGAAAAGTTGCGACACCTAGAAGGTTCAAGGTATATAGTAGGATTAATTGAATATAGAATTAAACAAGGAAGGAACAATGGCTGAAGAAGAAATTAAACAAGAAACTATTGATGAACCAGTAGAAAAAGTTATCCAAGATTTTCAAGAAGAAAAGAAAGCAGCAGAAAAACCAGAGTTTATTCCAATAAAATTTTGGGATTCTGAAAAAAATGAATTAAAAATAAAAGAATTTTCTGAAAGTTATGGGAATTTAGAAAAAGCATTTCACTCTAAAGTAGATGAGATTACACCTCATATTAAAAAACAAATTGAATCTGACATGATTAAAGATAGACCAGAATCACAAGATGGTTATTTAGTAAAGTTAGATGAATCTTTTGGTGATGCAGATATTCCAAGTGATGACCCACTATTAACTTGGTGGAAAGATACCTGTTATAAATCAGGTTATAGTAATGAAATATTTAATGAGGGTGTGAATCAGTATCTAAAAACTTCTACAAAGGGTGTGCCAGTATATGAAGATGAAATGTCAAAGCTAGGAGAAACAGGAAAACAAAGAGCAGAAGCTGTTAATCTATGGCTAAAAGGAAACTTAGATGATACAGAATATAATCATATGGCAGATTATCTTACAACAGCAGATGGTGTAAGAGCTGTAGAAAAAATTATGAAAACAACTAAATCTAATATGCCTACACAACAAACACCTCAAGCTCCAATAAATACAGCAGATAGTAGGAAAGAATTAGAAAAAATGATGAAAGACCCTAGATATTTTCATCCTCAACATAGAGATGAACAATTTATTAAGAAGGTAGATGAATCATTTAATAAATTATATCCTGAACAAACAGAATAAATAAATGGATAAGTTGGTCCTCATAGAATGGGTAGATGCCTTGGACCAAGAAAATGGCTGGATTTCTAAAGAAACTGCTATGAAAGCAAATGTAATGACTGTTCTTTCAGTCGGATTTGTTATCAATGAAGATGCAGATATGATTACAATTATAGGTGATAAAGATAAAGACCCTAATGCAGATACAGATATTTCACGTGTAACGACAATACCAAAAGGGTGTATTAAAAATACTAGAGTATTGTGCGTTGATTGTAATTGCAATAATAACTAAAGCATAATTAACTATGCCTTTAGCTCGTCTAAAGTATGCCCTCGGATAACATACTCACAGTTCAAGATAACA